TAAACGGTGCTAACCAGACCGGCACGTCCCTTACGGTTTCAGCATTGTCTGGCCCGCTTAACCAAGGCGACATTATCACAATCGCTGGCGTGAACGCGGTCAACCGTATCACGAAAGTGTCAATCGGTCAGTTGCAGCAGTTCGTTGTAACCGCGACGGCAGCAGCAGGCGCAACGACCATCAGCATCTATCCTGCAATTGTTCCGCCACAAAGCGGATCAGCGGTTCAGTATCAGACGGTTGATGCGTCACCTGCAAACGGTGCTGCTATCATCCCATTAACGCTTGCATCCAGCGTTTACCGCAAGAACTTAGCGTTCATTCCAGATGCTGTTACGATGGCAACTGCGGATCTTGAACTGCCAAAGAACATGCAGGAAACCGCAAGAGAGCGTATGGACGGTGTGTCAATGCGTATGGTGACAGGTTTTGACATTAAGTCAGATCAGTTCATCACCCGTCTTGACGTTCTTTACGGTTATCTCTGGGTTCGTCCTGAGTGGGCTGTTGTTGTCGCAGACATCATCTAATCACTAAAAAAGGGGGGCATTGTGCCCCCCTATTTCCCTGTAAGGAGCAAATAAATGGCTAAAGTTCGTCAATATCTTGGTGTATATGAAAGTATGGAATTTCCAGAATATAAATTTACTGAATATCCGAAGGTTGTCGGGTATAAGGATGACAAGAAACAATTCCCGATTATTGTCGGAGACGCGAAGGAAGAAGTCGAATACATTACCAAAGGTGAGCCCGGGTCTTTTAAAACCCGTGAAGACGAATTGCAGGCTGAGTTAGAACGAAAAGCTGTGGAGTTGGAATTGGCTAAAACTCAACTTGCTGAACTAAAGGCGCAGAAGGAACTGGCGGAAACCGCAAAGCCTAAACCTTCACCTGCGAATTCTGCGCCCTCAAATAAACCTGCCCTTAATGTCAAGGACATCTAAATGACTACTGCGCTCGACATCATCACTCTTGCATACAAAGACGCTGGTGTGTTGGGCGTTGGTCAGACGCTTTTGGCTGAAGACGTGAATGATGCGCTGGTGCGGCTCAATATGATGATCGCACAGTGGCGGGTTAAACGCTGGATGGTTTGGCATCTTGTGGACAAAAGCGTGGTGTCAACTGGAGCGCAATATTACACTGTCGGCCCGGGCGGAAATATCAATGTTTCCGTCCGTCCTGACAAATTGGAAAGCGCATTTTTTAGAATGCTGCCCGGAGCAAACGGCACACAATCTGTGGACTATCCGCTGCAACTTTTATTTTCGTATGAGGATTATGCGCGGATTACGCTGAAATCATTGGTGTCGTTTTCGCAATGTATCTTTTACGACTCCGCATGGCCGATGGGTAAAATTTATCCTTGGCCTATCCCGCAAGCTAACCTCTACGAAGTGCATATCATCTTAAAGCATGTGCTCGATGAATTCACAGACTTAACGTCAACATTTAATTTTCCTCCCGAATATCTCGCAGCCCTGCATTACAATCTTGTCGTGCGCACACGCGCTGCTTACAGACTTCCGCCAGATCCAACTTATGAAGGGTTGGCGGCAGATGCGATGCAAACAGTAAGAGCTGCAAATACGCAGATCCCAAGTCTTGTAATGCCGGATAACTTGGTCCGTCCGGGCGTTTACAACATTTACAGTGACCAAACGAGGTAACTACTATGGCTCTTCCAGATCGTTTTCAGTCAGGATTTCGTTTAGAAGATGGTAATGACCTTAATGTTGCCCTTGCAACTCCGCAATGGCAGACAAATTACGGCATCACCGCGTTAGCTGGTGGCGGTCGTTCTTCTTCCACGCCAGTGCTTATTCTCGGCTCGAACGTGGTTACGACTGTTGCGACAGCTGCTGATAGTGTTGTGCTTCCAAGTGCGGTAGCTGGTAGCATTGTTTACCTGCTTAATGCTGATAGTGCGGATGCAGTGCAAGTTTTTGCGAAGGCTTCCGACACGATCAACGGCACAGCTGGTGCAACAGGCGTTTCATATGCTGCAGCTAAAAGAGTGCTTTTTATCGCTGTGACGAATGGCGTTTGGATTGCCAACGTGTTGGCTGCGTCGTAAGGATTGAAATGCCTCAACTCCAACTTGTTCAAGGTGCTTATGAAGCGCGGAGTGTTATCGCAAACGCTCAACGCTGCATAAATCTATATCCAGAACAGAACACGAAGGATGCAGAGGTTCCTTACACGCATTACTGCACTCCGGGGCTGACGTTTTTAGCACAAGGAATTGTGGCTGAAGTTCGTCAGCTCTACACTGCAAGTAACGGATTGTTGTTCGCGGTGATCGGGAACATTATTTACTACGTTCCAGATAATTTTGTGTTGCAGCAAATCGGAACGATTGCTTCGCAAAGCGGTCTGGTAAGTATGTATGATAATAAGTTCACGCTTATTATTTTGGATGGATCGACGCAAGGCTGGAGTATCGATCTTGCGTCGTTACAGTTTGATATTTTTAACCCAAGTAATTTTGAGGGCGGAAATCAAATTCGCTACATCGATACGTTTTTAGTGTCGAGTTCTTTGAACGGAAACATTCAATCAAGCGACTCCGCGTCTACAAATTACAACGCGCTTTCTATTGCAACGATGTCTGGTGACGCAGATCAACTGCAAATCATTGATGTTGTTCATAAAGAAATCTGGTCTTTCGGGTATCGCACAACTGAAGTCTGGACGAATAGCGGAGCCTTTCCATTCCCGTTCGAGCCTATTCCCGGCGTGTTTTTGCAGCATGGTTGTGCTGCGTTAAGATCGCTGGCAAAATGGGGCCTCAACATTTTCTGGCTTTCGCAAGATAACAATGGTCAGGCGCTTGTTATGCAAGGCACGGCCTATAAGGCTGATATAATTTCGACCCCTGCGATTGCTGACGCGATTGGAAAGTATGGCAAGATCAGCGATGCGATTGGATTTTGCTACCAGCAAGGTTCGCATATCTTTTACATGCTGACTTTTCCAGAAGCGAACGCCACATGGTGCTACGATTTATCCACCCAACTTTGGCATGAACGTGGGTATCTGGATGAAAACGGAAATTTAGTAAGACATCGTGCAAACTGCGTAGCACAAGCCTACAACAAAACGATTGTTGGAGATTGGCAAAACGGAAAACTTTACCAGTTCGACCTTAACAAATACACAGATGACGGAAATCCGATCTTACGCCTTCGCTCATTCCCACATATTCTCAACGATGGAGATCGCGTAAGCTATTCAAATTTCATGGCAGATATTGAGGTCGGCACGGAAATGGACCCAAGCATTAATCCACAACTAAACCTTCGCTGGAGTGATGATCGCGGAGTTAGTTTTGGAAATGGATTGCAACAAACGCTTGGTCGTTCTGGCCAATATCGAACAATGCCTTCTTGGAGCAGACTTGGATTTGCGAGGGATAGAGTGTTTGAGTTGTCGTGGACAGCTGCTGCTGCGACAGCACTGAACGGCGCGTGGATTCATGTCGAAAAAATGGAGACTTGACATGGCGATCCCGATAGTTGTTCCGACATCTGAAAAACCGATTGTTGATAAAGAAGGCCGTCCTACGCGGCAGTTTCAATTATTGCTTGCCGCTTTAGCCCAACCACCAAATATTCCAGACGGTTCGATCACCACTGACAAATTAGCTAATGACTCTGTTACCAGCATTAAACTGGTCGGCGGATCTGTAATTTCTGAAAAGCTGGCAAATGGCTCGGTTATTACAACCAAAATTCCAACTGACACAATAACCACATCGATGATTTTGGATGAGGCGATTATTTCAGTTAAGTTGAAGGATGGATCTGTTACGGCTCCAAAAATGCCGGATGGTGTAATTACCGCACCAAAAATAGCAGACCTTGCAATCACTCCTATTAAAATTGCAGATTTGGCTATCACCGAAGTTAAAGTCGCGCCATTAGCGATTTCAGAAACGAAGATCGCATCTGACGCAATTTCTACTCCTAAAATTCAAGCCAATGCTATTACCGCTAATAAAATACTAGCAGGAGCAATTGAAGCCGAGAAGATTGCAGCAAATGCTATTACCAGTGATAAAATTTTTGCAGGAGCTATTACCAGTGATAAAATTTTTGCCAATGCTATTACCAGTGATAAAATAGCAGCTAATTCTATTGTTGCTGATAAGATTGCGACTAATGCAATCACGTCAGATAAGATTTTAGCGAATGCTATTACAACTCAAAAAATTCAAGCAAACGCGATTACCACAAACCTTCTTGCTACCGAATGTGTGACGGCAGATATTATTGCTGCGAACGCTATTACCGCTTCAAAACTAGCAGTTGACTCCATCACCGCGACAAAAATCGTAGCAGGGTCGATTGAAACTGCTAAGATTGCAGTTGGTGCGGTAGATACCACGCAGATTGCAGGGTTTGCGGTTTCGAACAGTGCTGGAGGCACGTCTGCAAGTCCGAACGTAACTCTTAATATCAATTTGAAAGCCGGAGATCGCGTTAGTATTATCGCAACGTCGGGACAAAGTGGATCGTCTGGTGGAGGATTTAGCGGATCATTAGAAGTTTTTGTTCTTCCGCCCGGAAGTGGTTCGAGTTCAGTAGGCTTAATTGGTATAACAGCAATGGTAGAAAGTGTGACGTTTGCTTTTGGAACTGGTGCCGCTTCATACAAATTACCAAACACAACTTTATTGCTCTTTTATACTGCCCCATCTACAGGCGCTTATCAATTTGGTGCATTTAATGTGCACAGCCCCACAACATCAATGTTAATTACAGGACTTGCGCGATGAGGTTTATTCGCTACAACCCTTCAAACGGGGACGTGGTTTTCTACGGATACATGGAAGATCAGTTTGTTCTGGCCGAAATTGATGCAGGTCAGCCGACTTTGATCTCTGATGAAGTTTCTGATTTTTACCAATGGAAAGTCGATTTAACGACAAAAACTGTGGTAAAAAGGTCGCAAGAAGAAATCGATGCTTATCTGGCACAATGGAATATTCCGCCAACTCCAGTTATAATACCACCTGCACCGCCCCCCGCCGTATCACCGCAAGGAGAATAAAATGGACCCTTTAACAATGGCCTTGATGGGCGGGGGCGCATTAGCTGG